GTATGTGACGGGGATCCGTTAAACGGAACGACCAGCGGAGCCGACCACGGTCCCGACCAGGACGCCGCGGTCGTCGCTGTAGACCACCGGCCGCGTCTGCCCGAGTTCACCGACGTTGACCGGACCCGAAAACAGCGTGTTGGTGCGCTGCGTCGAATCCTCGCGGGTGTCGACCTTTGGCGCCTTCGGGTTGCCGGCCAGCATTTGACTGACGCCGCCCAGCACCAGCGAGACGCCGGCCAAGGCGATCGAGGCCGCCGAAATGCCGAGGCTGCTGGCGCCCGCCGCTGCTGCCGCACCCAGCGCACCGAAGGCGCCCAGCGCGCCACCGGCCGTCACGATCGACAAGGCCAGGATCGCCACCCCGGCCACAATCTTGCCGATGCCCTTGCCCTTGCCGGCACCTGACATCACCGGGATGACGTGCATCTCGGCGACGCGGCCGAAGCCGATCGGCAATTCCTCTTCGCCGCAATCACGGCCCTGGACGACGGCGGATTTCGTCGGGCCCTTGATGATGCGGAAGTCGGCCCGCGACATGAATTCCTTGAAGCCCTTTTTCTGGCGGCAGAGGGCTAGGAACGCCTCGGCCGGGCTCCGCACATCCAAATGAAAAGGGCCGCCGAATTGCGCGGCGGCCCCGTGAAGATAAATGGCTGTCATGTCAGATCTCGATGAGCCCCTTGGTCTTGAGGTCGCGATGCCGCACCCAGATCGGATCGGCGTTGAAGAATGGCTTCCAATGCGAAAGCGGCTGCCGCGCCGATTTGCGGGTGAAGTCGATCGGATTCCGGCGCGTCAGGTGGTGCAGGATGCGGTGATTGCCGAGATAGATGCCGGCATGGTTCGGGGTCATGATCGGACGGCCGTCCGGCAAGTCGCCCATCGCCACCATTAACACGGCGCCAGGCGTCGGCCCGTCGCCGTTGGTGACCCACGACCGGGCGACCCCGGCACCGTCGGCGATCTTGTGAAGGGTGGAGAGATGCGGGTTGGTGATGCGGCCGATCAGGGCGTGCGCGTGGCCGAAGGGCAGACCCGCCGCCTTGTCGAGCCGCCGTAGGGAGCCCGCGCACTTCCCCAGGTATTCGATGCGTTCAGAGACGGAGGAGGTATCCATGTCGCTCAGCGTAGACGTGTCTACTGGCGTTGTCAACGATCCCGCGCCTCTGTCTATCGACGCCGATAGACGCCCGTTGGATCGTTGCCGGGTGCACGACACCGCCGAGCGCATCCGACGCCTGATCGAGACCCGTGGGATGTCCGCCCGCTCGCTCTCCGAGGCGGCGGGGCTGTCTCACTCCACGGTGTCGTCGCTGCTGACGAAGCTCGACGCGAATCCAGACGCTCGTGTCGAGGCCCGCACCCTCGACAAGATCGAGACCGGGATGCCCTGGTGGGCTGCGGCGCTGCGGCTCGATATGACAGCCGTCATGCCGTAGCGTCGCATCGCGTAGACGCGTCTACGCCAGTCGTTGACAACGCCAATAGACGGCGATAGGGTCTCTCTCACCGCAGCAGCCCATCCCGGGCGGCTCCGGCCCCGAGGCCCCGTCATGTCATTCCTCCACTTCCGCACCCAGGCCCACCACCTCCCCGAGCTTGAGCTCGACCCGCCCGCCCTCGACGCCGGCCGCAGCGCCGACGAGGCCGACTACGCCGAGGAGCACGCCCGCGAGGTGCTGGCCGCCGAGATGGCCGCTCTCCGCGCCGCCGCCCCGCAGCCGACGCCCGACCCCGACGGCGCCCGCCTGATGATGGAGTACGCCGCCGACCACGCCACCCCCTCCGACGCCGAGCTCTCCGCCGACGAAGGTGTGAGCGCCTTCCTCGACGCCTCCCGCGACGCCTTCATCGACTGGCTCAGCACCATGGGCAGCGACCCGCACGCGGCCCGCCCGGGCGTGGTGGGCGTGCGGCCGTCGACCCCGGCTCCCGCGGCTGCTGCTCAGGCGGTGGCGTCATGAGCGCCCGCTGCCCCGACGAGCTCGCGCGGGAGATCCTGCGCTCGACGCTCGCCTTCGTCGCCGACGTCTACTCGCGCCCCGGCGCCCATCCCTCGACGGTCGCCGCTGCGGCTGAGGGGCGCCTCGCCGCCGCGATGATCGTGGCCGAGTGCCCCGACCTGCTGCGCGAGCTCTTCGACCTCCGCATGGCGGCGGCCTGCGCCTCCGGGACGGCCGTCGCCTCCGAGCAGATGGCCGAGTGGCGCGAGGGCTACGCCGCGGCCTCGAGGGGTCCGGGCGTGGCGCGGGCCCTGAGCGCGCAGCAGGTGGCCGCGTGACCGCCGACGTCATCGCCCGCGCCGTCCGCATCCTGCGGGCGCAGTCGCTCCTGGCCGAGGCGCTCGCCTGGGAGGCGCACCTTGAGGGCTTCCCGCTCCGGGCGGCGCACTACGACTACGAGGCGGACCGGCTCTGGGCGCGGGCCGAGCAGGTGGCGAAGGCTGAGGTGGCGTCGTGAATCTCACCGACCGCCCCACCGCCCCCGACTGCGATGTCTGGCCGAAGTGCGGCTGCGAGGTGACCGGCCGGGCCTGCCACCGCATCCCGGGCAGCAGCAGCACGACCACCGTGCCCGCGCCGCCGCCCACGGACGCCGAGCTCTGCGCCATCTACCTCCGCGCCTTCGACGCCCTCACCGGCGCTCGAGCGACCGAGCGGCGGGCGCTCGAGCAGTTGACCGAGGGCGCGCAGCAGATGGTCGCGCGGGCGATGCTGGGACGGGAGGGCGCGTGAAGCACCTGCTCACCAGCTCGCGCATCAAGCAGCGCCGCGCCTGCCCGCGCGCGGACTTCCACCGCTACGAGCAGGGGCTGGTCAGCGTCGCCCCGGAGTCCGGCTCCACCGCGCTTGGGACCGCCCTCCACAGCGGCCTGGAGTCGTGGTGGACGGCCTGGCAGACCGCCGACGGGCACGGCGCCCTCGACGGCGCCATGGGCGCCCTGTGGGCCTCGGACTACCTGCAGAACGACGCCTTTACGATGGCCAAGGCGAGCGCCATGATGCTGGCCTACGACGCCCGGTGGAGCCGCTGGGCGGCCGGCGTCGAGGTCCTGGGCGTCGAGGTGCCCTTCACCACCGCGCTCCGCCACCCGGTCACCGGCATGGCCGCGCGCACCTGGGCCGTCGCCGGGAAGATCGACCTGATCGTGCGGCTGACCGATGGGCGGGTCGCGCTGGCGGACCATAAGACGACCAGCGCCGACGCGCGCTCCGGCTCCGACTACAGCCGCCGCCTCACGCTCGACCCCCAGGTGTCGACGTACTTCCTGGGCTGTGAGGCGCTGGGGATGCCCGCGGACCTCGCGCTCTGGGACGTGCTGCGCAAGCCCGACGTGCGGCCGCTGATGGCCACGCCGCCTGAGAAGCGCGAGTACACGAAGGCTCGCGACCGAGCGTGTAAGGAGTGCGCGAAGAAGAAGAGCGCCCCCGCCCCCCACTTCGACGACGACGCGGGCGTGTGGTGCGCGGGCGGTCGGGTGCAGACGGACCCCGGCGGCGCGCTCAAGGCGGGACAGCGGGAGTGGGATGAGACGCCCGAGGCCTACCAGGAGCGCTGCATGGCGGCGCTGGCGGACGACGGTCCGGAGAGCGCCCTGTCCCATATCGAGGTGGTGCGCTCCTCGACTGAGGTGGAAGCCCACGGCTGGGCGCTCTGGCACACGGTGCGCGAGATCGAGGAGACGCGCGCGGCTGTGGCGAAGGCGGGCGGCGACGTCCGCGCCGTGCCGCAGAACGCCGACGCCTGTCTCAAGTACGGCACGCCATGCCCCTACCTCCCGCTGTGCGAGGGCACCGCGAATGCCGCCGACGTGACCCGCTATCGCCGCTTGCCGGTGGTGCATGGCGAACTGCCGACTGAGATCCAGACGACGCGCGCGGCCTGACGCCTGAGCGCACGACTGACCACGACCGATTGACGACAACGAACAACGAAGGAACTCCCATGAACGCGCCCAATACGCCCAACGCCCAGACGCCCAACCGCCAACCGCCCAACGCGCCCGCGCCCTTCAAGGTTTCGATCACGCACGGGATCGTCGAGGTGCCGCCCATGCTCACCATCTACGGGGGGCCCGGCATCGGGAAGACGACGCTCGCCGCGAGCGCGCCCGATCCCGTCTTCCTCGACCTCGAACACGGCACGCGGCAGATCGACGTGGCCCGCACCGGGGAGATCGACACCTGGGATCACCTGCTCGCGACGGTGCGGTGGCTCATCACCGAGGAGCACTCCTTCAAGACGGCGGTGGTCGACACGCTCGACCGCGCGGAGTGGCTTGCGTGGCAGCACGTCTGCCGGGTCGCCCGCAAGGTGGGTATCGAGGACTTCGGATTTTCCAAGGGATATACCGCGGCCTATGAGCAGTTCCGCATTCTCGCGCGGGACCTGGAGACGCTCCGCACCCGGCGCGGCGTCGGCATCATCCTGATTGCGCACGCGAAGGTCGGGAAGAACCCGCAGCTCCACGGAGACGACGACCACGAGCAGTGGGACTTGAAGGTTCACAAGCTCGTGTCTGGGCTCTTCTACGAGACCTCCGACGCGGTGCTCTACGCTCGACTGGAGACGTACTCCCACAAGACCGCCGCAGGGCGCGTCCGCGGTGGGGGCGAGGCGCGCAAGCTGGAGTGCCAGGAGACTCCTGCATGGCGGGCGAAGAACCGATTCGGGCTCCCGCCCCAGATGGACCTCTCCTGGGACGCACTCTCCACGGCGATGGCGCGCGGCCAGAATGCCATCGCCGACGCCGTCCGCGCCGAGATCGACGCCGCTCTGGACAAGCTCGCAGCGCTCGACCCCGACGCAGCCGCGAAGGCGCGTGCTGCGGCTGACGCGGCTCCGAACAGCCGCCGCCACCTCTCCCCGCTGCTCAACCGCATCAACGCAGGCGTCGCTCAGCGCGAGGCCGTAGCGCGCGAGAGCGCTGCCGACAACGCCTCTCCCGACAACGCCAACACCAACGCCTGATCGCACAGCACACACAGGACCAACGACCATGACGACCGAATACGACAACAGCCCCGCCGACACCGGATATGACCACTCCCTCGGGCTCCTCGACGGCTCCAAGCACCCCGCCCGCGCCG